TGCCCGATGAGCGCCTGTACGACGCCCCCCTGCATCTGGATTCGCTCGTTGTTCAACGCCATGCGCTCGAGGTCCGTTGCCAGCGCCCCGGGAATCCGCATCCACTGCTCGCGTGTCGTCATCTGCTGGGCGTTGGCGATGGCCCGGGTGACGAGGGGGGTGATCGCCATTGCGTCGCGCAGCTTGGCGGTCGTGGCGATTCGCTGGCTTGCCGCGCCCATCACGGCCTGCACTTCGCCGAGCGTCCGCTTGTCGGGTAGCGGGATGCCTTGCGCCGGATCGTTGGCCGCCGTGATCCGCTGCACCATGTCCGTGACGATATTCATGTCGCGGATATTGGCCTCCGTCGGATCGTTCTGGATGAGTTGCCCGTACAACCCCTGGAACGTCAACCGGCCGGAGAGAATCAGTTCCTCAACCCGCTGCGTCACGCGGACGTGCCCACCTGGGGTCGGGTTGAGCAAGTCCTCCTCCTCGATGATTGCCGGACTGTAGAGGAGCGATCCGTTGATCCGCTTGCGAACGGCCTGAATGTGCGAGTTCCAAAGCCAATTCATCAAGAGTTGGAGCGGGTGCAAGATCTCGCCCCAACCGGGGGCCTCGATGGTGTGGGCGTCGGTGATCGACTCACTGACCGAGTACGTGAACTCGTTGTGGGCGTAGGCCGAGCGGTGACAGCGGATGATGACCGTATCGTCAACCCAGGTGAACCACCAGATCTCCGGGCGGTCACTTGTCGAGAGGCCCCACTCCTTCGGAATGAGCTTGATCTGGAGGTGGTCGACCTTGTAGGTGCCCCGGTCGAGTTCGTCCGCACCCTCGTTCGTGACGGCATCCTTGCGCGTCGAGTCGTCCCACGAGGAGCCACACTTCTTCTTGACTGCCTCGATGTTGAAGTAGGGTCCGTCGTTCTCCTGGCTACGCTCGACGAGGTGCATCAGGCCGCGGCGGGTGCCATGCCCCACGAACTCGCCCCGTTGAACGTCCTGGAAGGAGACGCGGGGGTCGGGGTAGAAGCGCCGCGGATCGACGTTGAGCAGGGAGTTGTACTCCTGGATCAATTGCCAGTCCCACGACGGCTTGAGGCTGCCCGGCATGAATGCGGCGATGGCCGCCCGCGCTATCGGGTTGAGCGTCGCGGGGTCCAGCCCGGGGGGGATGAGCTTCCACCCGAACTTGCGCTCCCAGGTGTCGTAGACGACCCCGCAGTTGTACCGCTCGTCGTCGTAGATCAATTGGTTGCAGACGCCGGGATAGTTGGACAGTCGGCAGTCGTAGGCCAGCCGCGCTTCCATCAGCTTCGACGGCAGCACGTCCTCTGGCCCCACGCCCTCAATCGGCCAGTGGGGGTCACGGGACAGGTGGAGAGCAAGCTGCTGCGAGCGGCGGACCTCGAGAACGGCGAACGAGATCGGGACGACGACGGACCGCTTGAACGGCATCTCCTTGCGGGTTTTGCTATACGTCTTGTCGCCGAACCGTTGCCCGCTCGTCAGGTCGACCCGCATCCGAAGGTGGTCGTCAACCTTGTCCCACTCGATTCGGCGCTGTGCCATCGCCCTCGTTCCGAGGTCGCGGCGACGCATGAGCTTGCCGAGGAGTTCCGTGTGCTCCTTGGTGGGTCCGCCCTTGGGGTCGTACCGGAGAAGTTGCTCGATGGGCTTGGTCTCCTCCGTCACCGAGCCCATTGCCGCCTTGAGTACGCCGACCAGACCTCCGCCGTTCCCGCTCGCGGGCGGGATGATGGGAATGGGATCTTGCATGGATTACCTCAGTTCGTGATTTCCAGTTGGCGACGGGAAGCGTACCGACAGGCGGCGAGCGCCGCATCTACCCACGGGTTTTTCTCCGCAAAGAGGCAAAGAACCACAACGACTTCCGGGCAGCTCGGCTTGAAGGTGATGGTGCCGAACCCGGCCCCCTTGAGGTGCAGGTCGATGACCTCCTCCGCCACGAACCTTCCGATACCCTCGACGGGCTGGCCGAGCTTGGCGGCGAGACGTTCCTCGACCGTCTGGAGTCGGGACGGCCCGGGACCAGCCCACCGCAACCACAGCCGACGGAGGAGCGAACGCAGTCTCATGGGTTCTGATCGCCCCTGAGTTCATCCTCGATTCGGTCGTCCGTTTCGACCAGTTCCCGAAGTTCCTCCTTGATGGCCGCAAGTTCTGGCGGGATGATGAGTTTATTGCTCGACCAATTCTCCTGCGCTTGTTCCGCGCTCCAGGAGATCGTGCCCGGCACCGATGTCGGGTCTGCGGTGCCCGGTTGCTGGGGCAGAGGTTCCCACGGTTGTCGCGGCAAGTCTTGTCTGTACGGCAATGGACCATTGCCATGCCAGCAGGGACACGTCACCACCCACGGCGCGTTGACTCGGTTGCACCGCGGGCACAACCAACCACGGTACGGATCGGTGTAGCACGGTTGCATCGGCTCACTCATGGTCTCCTCACAGGTCCCCCGGCAACGTCACCCGCGAGTAGTCGGGTTGCTTGCGGGGCTTCGTCGAGGTCGAGTACAACTCCTTGCTCACCGGCCACTCGCGGTAGAGCCAGTAGCCGAGGGCAGACGACGCATGCGACCGCTTGTACCGCGGGTCGTCCGGGTTGTAGAACTGATCCTCAGCCGTCCCATGCTTGTTCCATCCGGTTTGCAGGAGGTCGTCGATCAGCTCCACGCACCCCTCGTCAACGACCAGCTTGGGGACGCCAGCCTGCCCGCGAAGTAGGCGGTTGACCGCCCCGATGCGGTCCTTCGGCGCCGGGTTGGTATGCAGAGCCCGGAGCACGACGGGCGACGGGTAGTCACGAAAGGCAAGCTGGATGAGGTCGTAGTCGCTCTGCGCGGTTTGCGACTTCCGGGCGCGGCCCGAGGCGTCGCCGTAGATCCAGACCTCGCCCGGGTGCGCCGGGTACTTGTCCCGCACGAGCTTGACCATCTCGGAGTCCTGGGCGTTGTGGGGCATCGTCACTTCGTCGATGACCACTGGACGCCCACCGATCACCTGGCAGATGGGCCAAGCCATGTACCTCACGTTCATGTCGCATGTCACGACGAGCGGGAGGAGCGGGGTGTACCAATCGCGGCACTTGGTTACGTGAATGTCCCGCTTGAAGTCCGAGTAGCATGGCGCGTCTACCCACTCGATGAACTCGGCACCAAGCTCCTGCTTGGCGAAGTGCTCGTCATAGGCACCCTCGAGCGACCGCTTGTAGCTCTCGGACGTGAACGGGTTGCTGCGGGTCGAGCAGCGAATCATGGTCCGGTCGGGGCTGGCGTTGGTCACGAAGAACTCGTAGAGCCAATCCTTCCCCTTGGGCGTGGTCGTCAGCCACAGGCGCTCGGGAGCGACGCGGAGACGCCCCACCATGACCATCATCACCATTCGGTCCATGAGCGCGGCCTCGTCGAGCCACGCCCAGCCGAGCGATGGGCCTCGTAGACTCTCGGGGTCCTCTCCCGACCGTAGATAGATTTGGGTGCCGTTGACGAGGCGTAGGGTGAGGTCGGACTTGTTGAACTCGGCGGCCAGGTCGATCTTGCCGACCTTCTCGAGCAACGTGTCATTCGTCCGCCCGGGGATGAGAAGCGGTCTGACGATCTCGAACAGACCGGGGAGTGTCGATTGCCGCATGATCTTGTAGGTCGGGGCGACCACCATCCCGGGGCTGCCTGACGGCATGCGGAGGCATTCGACGGCACCGGCCCGGGTCTTGCCCGCACCGACACCGCCCAGGAACAAGCGGAACCGATGCTCGGAGGACCAAAAGGCGAGCTGAGCTCGTGACCCAGCGTGGTCGAGTTGATAGACGACTGGCTCCACCTTCGCCGAGGAAGGTGGGGCAATCGCGGGGGTTGCCATTGGCTACGTCAGCGTTGGCCCTGTGACTCTTTGGCTACGGATAATGCGCCGGCCATCATGCGGTCGTAGAACCGGCGCTCGAGCGTCTTGGTCGCCCGGTCGTAGGCGTCCCAGAGCAACTTGCATTCCAAACACGTACAACGGTTGCCCTCTTCATCCATCTCGGTTGTCGGCGCGGTAACTGGATAGTTCCGGCAGCAATGTTGTAGCTCCTGCAAGACTGCCATCACGGGATCACAGCCGGCGATAATCACGATTCCTCCTCAACGACATGCCACGCTTTCATCTCCGGGAACTGCCATTCGTGCCCGCATGCCTCGCAGTGCCAACGCAGACCAGAAATCGTCTGGACGTGAAGGTTCTCATCGACGGGGTTCTCGTGCCGACACTCGGGGCAGAACACGGAAACGATGTCGCCGAGTTGCATGTAGCCACTTACAAGGGGGCCAGATCGGTCCGGTTCCACCCCCTGCTTGACGATGAGCGCGTCGTTGTCTCTCATACCGGCTCGTCTCCGTGGCACTGCTGCGGTAGTTCTACCTCAAGTACGATCTCGGTCATGGGCGGACCATCAAGGCTATTCAGCCAGGCCAATCCCTCCCAGTACACCTCGTCGTAACGCGGAGGAGGATTGGGCGGGATACGCTTGGCGTCGGTCACGGCTTGGCCTGCCCGCCCCATAGGGCGTCGATGACAGCGCGGCGATCCTTCTCGAGATTTCGCGCTACGCACTTCCGTAGCTCGATGAACTCGGGCGCAGTCATTATCCGATACCACCGCTCGGCGGATCGTCTCTTCCGCTCATCGGATCGCTTCTGTGAAACGCTGGACAGAATGTGGTAGAGAACCAACCCCGCCAGCACGCCGACGAGAGACGCGGCACCTATCACAAGCGCCAGGGTGGTTAGAGTCATAGCTTGGCCTGCCCGACGTCCCACCATCCACCGATCCGCTCAAGGGCGATCACCACTCGCTCAAGCAGGGCGTCCCTCTTCTGCTGGCGGGCGTATCGGTCTTCCTGCCACTTCCACACGTCGTCCCAAAAGCTCTTGCGGGTGAGCAGGGGGCCGGTCTCTTGCTCCTGGTGATTGGCTTGCGCTTCTTTCTGTATCTCCGTGAGCCTCGCCAACCGCTCTGCCTCGACGGCCTCAAAAGCCCTCACGCCGGGTGAGACTTCCTGCGGCGGCGCCGGCACAACTTGAGGTCTGAGGTCTTGCCCCTCTGGCATGGGACCAATCGCCATGCCAGCCTCTAGCCGCTCGATCCTTGCCTCTAAATCCCCGTCTCTGCCTCTCCGAGCCAGCACCTCGTCATCGAGCGACGATTCCAGCGTCTTGACCCGCTCGCGCAGTGCCCGCACGTTGACCTCTGCCGCGTTGACAACACCGAGGCCAGTGGCGACGGATCGCAACTTGGCGGTCTCGAGGTCATGCTCTAGGTTGTCGATCTTGTCGAACAGGGCCTTGAGGAGCGGCGCAAGCGTGGCAGCAACGTCCATCGCCGCATAGTTCCGCCCAAACGAATCAGTCGCACTACCGTCAGAGTAGACGACTGGGACGTGCAACTCTTTCATCAACTCCCCGAGCACTTCGAGATTGGTTTGCCTCTTCTCTTCGCTCATTGGTTCTCCTCCAAGGCGTCGATCTTATCCAGTAGTGCCTTGAGCAATGGCGCTAGTGCTTCAAGTATCGTTGTGAATGCCGGCACGAGGATGCCTGCGACCTGTGCGATGCCCGGATACATGGAGTTTTCTGTGTGAGCCATCGTTACATCAAGCCGCTTCATCACCTCGGCAAGCACGTCAGTGTTCGTCCTCTGCATGACCTTCCTCCTTCTCACAACCCCTGCGGGTTCTTCGGTGGATCGAGGGCGCGCTCGGGTTCAGGCGACGGAACGTCCTGCGCCTGCCATGCCTCCAGAAACAAGCGCACTGCATCTCTCTCCTGGTGCCTCCTGTACTCCAACCGCGACCGACCATACCCCGACTCGTCTACCAGGTCGAGGAGCGTGGTTAGGCCGCGCTCAACCCGCGTCACCTTGTCCAAGATGCACTGCACGGTGAACGCGAGTTGGGTAACACGCTGTTCGAGATCCCGCCTCACAAGTACGAACTCACCAGGCTCACTCATTGCCTCTCCTCCGGTCATTGCCCAAACTGCACCTTGAGTGCGGCGGCCGCCTCGTCGAAGGTCGGGCAACCGGCGCACCACCAAATAGGCGTCCGTAGACCCAGGGGCACGAGTGTCGCTATCCACGATCCTCCGCATTGGTAAATGTGGCCCTCGTATACCCCGGCCTGGTGGCAACCCGGGGTTGGGGGTTCCACCGTCACATTCGGACCTGATGCCCAACCGCTCGACCGGGACGGTGGATGGCCGTCCAGCTCGTGATGGGTGAGTCGCCGTCCGAGTGCCGCGCACACGTCCTCGAGAGCCCCGATCCGCTTGCCGCCATTCGCCACGAACTGCTCGCATCTGTCGAGTCTCCGGCTGAGTGCCGCGTGCGCATCCTCAACGGCCCCAAGCCGGAGGAAGGCGTTCGATATGGACTGCGCGAGCTGGCCAACTGCGGCCGCGGTCTCGGTACGGTCCTTCTCGTCGCTGATGCGATGGGTTGCGATCTCCCCGTGTAGATCCTTGATTTGGTCACTCAACTCCGCGTAGTCCCTCATAGGTCCTCCTCCTACCATCCCCAGCCTGGATCGTTTTCGTCAACGTCGAGGTAGCGCATTGACCGCTGATACCTAGCCGTGTCCCCGTAGCAGGGAGACGGGTTTGTGATGCCGACATGCCGCTGTAGTTCTTCGGAGACGTTCTCGCCCCGGGAGAGAGCCGCCTCAACATCGGCCCGGACCCGCTTCAACCTGGCTCTCGCGGAACGGTTCGCCAGCCACCGACCGATCTTTCTCATGGTCACTCCTCCTTGACCTCCTGATTCGTGCTGCCCTGCCCGTGTGGTGCCCCAGGAGCGGAGTCCCGCCCTAGCCGCGGTGGTGGGCAGGGTCGCCCAGCCCAGCCGTCCGTGGCGTCCCACAGCCACGAGCCGAGTAGGTCTGCCCGGTCCTGCTCGGTGATGTCGGCGTAGGCCAACCAGACCAGATAGGCGGCGACGGTCCGGTCCGCGGGGGTCACTTGCCGTCCCTACTTTCCCCTACCGGCACGAGGTTGACCCTGATCTCGACGACGCCCGCAGGAAGGTCGTTGCCTTTCCATAGCCCAAGGTGCTCACCCAGCTTAGTGAGAGCCGGGCACTTGTCATGCATCTTGATTCGGATGGAGCCACCGCCTGCGGTGACGGTTTCGCTCGCCTCCTGCACGGCAGCTAGATCGTCCTCAGAAACCTTGGCCCAAGGAATCGCATGCACCCCGCGCTCATCGACCTCGACGACCTTGTTGATCCGACCGAACCCCATTAGGGCGAACTCACGCAGCACCCGCTCCTTGCTGATGTCGAGTTCTTTCAATACGGGGGCCTCTAGTTCAACGACGCGGGCGTGGACCATAGCATTTGATAGCAAGCGGCTCGAGGTCACTTGAGCCGACCTCTTCGTGTATCCCGCCCTGACTGCCGCCTGCGTCGCGTTGTGGTCAACGCAATACTCCCGGCAGAACCGCTCTTGCTTGGGGGTCAGTGCGGGTTTAGGCTTTGTCGCCATCGGTGGCTGAACCTACCTCACCACTCGAAAGCCCTGCAACGCAATGCTTCGTCAAGAGTCGGAGTCCGAGCGCCGCGCAGCATCTTCACAATCGGCGGCTCACCGGAGTAGCCGGACATCAGGGCGTCAATCCCTTTCGTGACCCACAGGCACTCTCCAGTTCGGACGTTCTCCAAAAACCACCGCCCCTTTGGAAGAAAGGCTGGCAATGCTGCCACGAGCGGTGCCACGAATAGCGCACGAAAAAGCGCCCGGCGCGTCACTCGCCACCGTCGGAGGTCTGCTCATCCACGAACGTCAGGAACCGCTTGAGCATGTCGCGCCCGGCTCCCTCTGCGATACACCGCTCGCACGGTCGGACGCGCATCACAATCCTGCCCTGATCCTCGTCACACAAATGAGCCTCGAGCGGCTTCTCACACGTCATGCACCGCACCGTCATGGTCAACGCTGGTTTCGGCGGGTAAGTCGCGGTCAGCGGGTCGTACTTCATGGCTCCCCCTCGTAGATCGGCATAAGGAACTCCTTACCGCCCACCCGCACCTTGAGTCCCCGGGCTGCGCCAATGCGGAAGTGACCGATGTTCGCTGTCCCAACCGCCTCGAGTGGCCCGGCGAGGGGCTTCTCCTTGCTGCCCCACGCCGCGATCCCGCCCACCGTTGCCGCTGCGAACGCCGCCATGACTTCTCTACGTGTTGGTCCCGGCTTGCTCATTCCTCACCCTCCTCCTTCTCTGGTTCCGCCCACGGCACTGAGGCGCGCCGCTTGCGCCGCCGGGGCTGTCCCTCATGCGGCTCGGGCTCCATCCGATCGCCAATGGTCTCCACCCGGACCCGGAGCGGTGTCAGGGTGAGAGCCATGAGTTGCGCGGCTGCCGTGAGGTCTTGTTCCGACCCCTCGAGCACCACGCTCCACCCGCCGGCCAGACTCCCCGACCGGGTGATACTCCGCGTCCCTTGGCCGATTGCTGCATCGAACTCCACGACTGCCATCACATGCCTCTAATGTTGCGGGGAGCCTGTGTTGCGTCGGTGATGACGATGAGCGGGTGCTCCTCTCGCTCCAACTTCGCCATCCGTCTAAGGTCGTCCGACAAGTGCAGCAAGCACTCGACCTGGGCCTTGAGCGCCACGCGCTCTGACCCGCGCTGTACCTGCTCGATCCGACCATGGACGATCTTGGCGAGACCCACGTACTCGCGAGCCAGCACGTCGAGAGTGTCGGGGTCGAGGCGGGGCTTGTCCGGCATCGGTTGCTATCCGCAGTAGTCCAGGTAGTCGCCACTCGCTGCCGCGGGGCGGCGCCGTGACTGCGCGAGGGCGTAGTGGACGCCGCGCCGCATGACGGCCTCAAACGCCTCGAGCACAAGAGGCATGGCGGCCCGATGGTCAATCCCCCAGCAACGCTCACGCCGAACGAGCAGCGATTCGAGTTCGCAGAGCAGCGCGAGCGCGGCCCGTTCGGGTGAGGCTTTGCCCGTCTCGCGGCGCTCGGCGGCAAGAATCGAGTCGAAGCGATTGAGCACTTAGGAGTTAGGCCGAAACGCAACGAGCCGGCGTCCGCCGGCCCAGCTACACTTCGTGCCTTTCGGGAAGAATCTAAGTCATTGAGAACTAGAATGCAAACCCCCGAGCTAGATCTAGCTCGCCTTATGCAACGAGCCATCGAAACGTCCAATCTTCAACAGCGCAAAGGGCGAATGCAACGCCGAGCCAACCGAGCGCCATGTTCAATTCCTGTGACCGCCCAAGTCGGCGAGCATCACGCCCCGTGGTGTTCGCCTCTTCCCACAAGCGACGCACCTTCCCCACGCGACTTGAAGGAGAACCGGCGCGCAACCACGCAATCTGTTCATCCCGAGCTCGCGCTATGGTCTGGTCTGCAAGCTCCTCGGCCCGAAGCCAACGGATCACGATTGGCTCGTCACCCCATCGGCGGTGTGGCGCCCAGGCACGCAGCCCCGCATCGGTGCGATCGACCCACAGCGAGACCGTCAACCGCAGGTCTTCGGTGATTCGAGAATCCATGCCAGTCGGAAGGTCCACCTTCCACGCGGCGCGCAGCGTTTCCATCGTCCACCAGCGGCGGAGGAGTGAGGCCACCATCCGCAAGGACCAGGCAGAGATGTACTCGAGATCACTCACGCGAGCGGTTGCCACGCTTCCGTGCCTCCTCCGCTCTCTTCGCGTTCCGCCGCTTGGCCGCCCATAGCAACCGAGAGGCCAAGGCTTGATTCCGTGCGACCATCTCGACCGTCGGAACAGACTTGGCACATCTGCCTTGGCAAAACGAGTCGAGGCAACCGTACAACCGTAGTCGGATCGGATGCCCTTTGTGTTCTGTGGTGTAACTGTGCCGCACGAACATCTTTCGGCCGCAATGAGGGCAGGTCAGCATGCCGACCTCCGGCCCCCAACAAGGCAAGACCAGCCGACGCCGCTGGCTGGTCTCTCGGTTCGCTGCCGCGAGTTCGGAACCACACCTCGGTCAACTCTCATCCACCTCCGGGCCGATCCATCGGATAGATGGTTCAGCCACAAAGTTCTGCACTATCACCGCCGCCGCTCCATCGCCCGGGTCTCGGCCTGCTTCATTTCGAGAAGTCGCTTCCGCAATTGCCGGTTCTCGTGCTCCTTCTCAGCGAGTCGGTGGGCAAGGGCTTCCACTGTCTCCCACAACTCTTCCAGCTCCGTGACCGGCTTGCGGTCCTCGTCGGCCAGGATCACCGTCGGACGCCACGGAGCGGGGCGGGAGGCTGCACTCATCGCCTGTCCATGATGTCGGCGAGGGGGTCGCGGGGTCGCTCGCCGTCCGACAACGGCACCTCGTCTGTGTGTTTGGTGCCATCTTCGGTCGTGTACGTGATGCGAGCGAATGCAGGACGACCAAGTTGCCGCTCCAAATCGGCGGCCGTAACCTCTGGCGGTGCCACCAGCTCAGCAAGCGTCGGCGGCTCGGGAACCGGCACGGACCCCACCTCGGCGTTGACCTTCCTCCGCGCCTTCTCCAGCACCGGCAGCCCGAGCTTGCGGCGGCACCAATTGCAGGTGATGTGTACGCCATCCTGGGCATCGAGATAGGCCATGCGGACATCGCTGTGCGGCTTCTCTGCCGGGTAGTGGCAGATCGGCACCAGCCGCCCCATCACCCGTGCGAGAATATCCCACGCTGGCTTCGTGACCGCGTGCCACTCGCCGTGCTTCGTGAACTGCGCAATCAAGATCGTGGTCATGGCCTGTCCTCCGTCACGTCAACCAGCCGAACCTTGCGGGCACGAACCAGACCGGCGCGCCTCATGGAGCGCCACGGTTCGCCGCTAAAGTTCTCGTAATCCGCGATGGCTTCATACCGTGTACGAAACGTGCCGACATACCACCGCCACTTGCCGCCGTACGCGAACTGCACCGCCCAAAACACTTCTTCGCTCATGCTCCCTCCTTCTCGACGAACACGTCGCCAAGTTCCGCCGCCTGGATCACGGCGCGCACCTTGCACCGACGGCAAAAGTGCCCGCCATTCCAACTCACCACATTGCTGTATGCCCCACGGAGACCAACAATGACCTCCACGGCCGGCTGGGT